CGAATCCGGCACGTTCCTGCCCGTCCTCACCGCCGGCGCCACAGGCGATACGAGCAACTCCGGTAGCGGCGTGCTCGCGGAAAACATCATCGATTGGATCGCCAACTTGCTGGCCAACGATTATGATCCGAATGCGATCATCACCACGGCCCGTAACTGGTCGGCCATTCTGCGGACCAAGCCCCAGAACTACTCGGTACCCGGCGCGCTGCAAATCAGCCCCGATGGAACGGTTATGTTCTCCGGCATTCCGCTGATCGCACAGAACAATATGCCGACCGGCAAGACGCTGATCGGTGATTTCACGAAGGCAGCCATTATCCAGACCGAAGGGATGGGTATCAACTTCTTCGAGCAGGACAGCGACAACGTTCAGCGGAACTTGATCACCGCCCGCGTAGAAGCCCGCGTTGGATTCGCCATCCTTCGCCCGGATGCCTTCATTTATCAGTAGGGTACAAGAACACAGAGATTTATACGGAAGAGGGATTTCTATCCCTTTTCCCTTTTGTTTGCAAAATCCAATCCGTTTTGATTTTCGTGGGATCAACGCGGTTTATTCGATAAGCCAAAAGGCGGAAGTTGACCACGAATCAGCGGCCGCCTTTTTTATTTTTTATGAACATCCGGGTATTTCTCAGCCAGGTAGCCGGCTCAAACGAAAAGGATATCGAGTACATCGAGCGGGCGATCGCCAAGAATCAGCCCTTCGGCCTCGGCTGCCAGCGGAGCAAGATCGTCTTCCTTCCGGCTACATTCAAGGCTTACTGGCTTTGGAGCGATAATAGCCCCGGTCCCACATTCGTCTCTACCGGTGTCAAGGAATTCGTCGATACGGTGAAAATGCAATACCTAACCCATAAAACCTTGATCACTACTGAAGAACTTCTCAAACTGACCAAAGCACTCGACAATGAGCGAACAATTCAACAGGTGGCAGATTTTCCAAGAACGGCTTTGCCTCAACCAGGCGAGCCGGCCTGACCGATGGAAACAGGCCGAGTCCGAGTTCTCCCGGGTGGGGCTGACGGGGATTCGCAGATTCCTTAGTCTGCCCGCGCAAACCCCGGCGCAGTCCTTCTGCCTTAGCCAATACGCGATGATGAGGAGCTTCCTGTCGACCGGGAAATGGACGCTGCTGGCGCTGGAAGATGATGTGATTTTCCGGGATCTGGGCGCCCTGGATGCGGCCATAAAGGAACTACCTACAGACTGGGATATGCTCTATTTGGGCGCGAACATCACGGACGGCGTATCCGGGGTCCAGGAGAATCCGCCGGTGCAATATTCGGATCATCTCTGGCGAGTGAGGCGGGCCTGGACGACACACGCAATCGCCTACCGGGAACAAGCCGTCCGCGATATTGTCGCGACTTATGACCCCGGCAGCGGGAGGATGTTCGATGAATGGCTGTCCTCGGATTTCATCGGGTATCGGAATACGTTTTTGGCCAATCCGATGATTGCTTATCAGCGGCCGGGGAAGAGCGATTTATGGGGATGCGCTACCGATTACACCGGAGCGTTTGAAAAAGGGAATCAAATTATGTCAGGATTATGATAAAATTGGTGACATTTTGTGACGCCAGGATGACCATCTCCGCTCGACGCTGCGCGGAGTCTGCGATGAAATTCGGCGCGGATAGCTATAGCATTTGGACGCCGAATGATCTTTCGCCGGAGTTCCGCGAGACAATGGCTGATGTGCTCAAGCATGAGCGCGGTGCGGGGTTCTATTGCTGGAAGCCGCATGTTGTTCACCGGGAAATGTGCCGACTGAAGGACGGCGATATTCTCGTCTACTGCGACGCTGGGAATGAATGGATATCTGACATGCGGCAGGCGATTGCTTGCATGGACCAGGATATCCTATTCTTCTCGAATGGGTGGAGGCACCTGGACTGGTGTAAGATGGATTGTCTCGATGCGATTTTGGCACCCTTTTATCTTTATCTCCCCGAAATCGCAAAAGGCATCGCTGACGCAAAGCAGGTTCAAGCCTCAACTTTTTTCATTAAGGTTGCGCCCGAAACTCGACGGTTTATCCAGGAATGGTATGCATGGTCGCTAATGCCGGGAATCATTGATAACGAGCAAAGCCGGCTGCCCAATGAGCCCGAATTCCGCGAACACCGCTGGGATCAGTCAATCCTGTGTTGCCTTCAGATTAAGTACCGGTACCGATTGCATTGGTTTCCAACGACTACGGCCGGTCATTTGGAAAGGCTTGCAAATGACCGATATCCTGCGTTACTTTGGCATCACAGAAAACGAAATGATGAGTGGTAAAAAGAAGCCGTTGCCCCTATTCCTGGGCGTGAAAGCCGAGTGGGTCGAAAAGCCCGGAAACGCTCAGCCATGCACTATGTGTGAAGACCCGATCTTTGGTAATCGATATGAACACGAAACAACAATATTTTCGAAAAAGAAAATAACGGCAGGTCCGCTATGTGCGTCCTGCTATCAACTGGTAAAAGACGATGAGAATTTTCGACAAATACAGGAGTAATTTCTTCAGCCAAACCGGCGAGGACGGCCTTCTGGATGAAATCTTCCGGCGCCTGAATATTAAAACGGGCACGTTCTGCGAATTCGGCGCGGCCGATGGAAAATACTGCAGCAATACCCGAGCACTTCTTGAGCAAGGATGGTCGGGCATGCTGATAGAGGCCGACCCTGCTCGCGCAAAATCGCTCATCGATAACACGCTCGGCTTACAAGTTGAACTTTATTTCGGGCCGGTGACGGTCGAGAATGTCAATCAGCTCGTACCGCGGGAATTGGATATTCTCTCCATCGACGTGGATAATGATGACTTTCATCTGTGGAATGCCTACAAAGGATCAGCGAAGGTGGTGGTAATCGAGGTCAATAGCAGCATTGCGCCGCCGGAAATCGTCATACCGGGGGAAAGCGGATCATCCTACAGTGCCATGGTGATGCTCGGGCTGGCCAAAGGTTACTTCCTGGTTGCCCATCATGGTAATTGCATTTTTGTTCGCAATGAATACAAGGATTTTTTTCCCGAGCTAGTCGGGAATGGGTTCGAGAATGCGGAAGAGTATTTCTCCCGCGCCTGGTTATAATCTCTGCATTCCTCTTGTGCCGAAAGGCATTTGATCACGTTTGGAACTCTCGGCCGTTTGGGCCGCTTCGCCAACGGGCTTTTTCAGATCTCGGGCACCTTGGGGCTCGCCATCCATCGCGGTTACGCATATGCATTTCCAGAGTGGAAAAATCACGATCACAAAGAACGCTTTGGGTCGGCTGAAGATATCGACCTGCAAAAATACTTCATTACAAATCTTCCCCGGACAGACGCGCAGCTCCCGCAATTTAACATTCCATGGGGCTTTCATCCTGATATCTTCGACCATCTACCGGACAATGTGAGCCTGTGGGGCCACATGCAGAGTGAGAAATATTTCAAACACTGCCTCCCGCTGGTGCGGCGGGTATTTCGGATGCACGGCGAAGGCGACCATTGGGATGCTGTCGCTATTCACGTTCGGCGCGGGGATTACGATAACGCCTATCATCCGCGCATTGGGCTGGAATATTATGAGCCCGCTATCAAACAATTCCCGCAAGGAACCAAATTTATTGTCTTTTCCGATGAACAAAATAAGGCCCGTGAATTACTCAAGCCCATGGAGGGGCATGGCGAATTCATCTACTCTCCTCTCACATCCTACCTCGAGGATTTCCGCTGGATGAAAGTATGCCGGCATTTCATCATAGCCAATTCCTCGTTCTCCTTGATGGCAGCCATTCTCGGCGATTCTCCTGATAAAAAAATCGTCTGCCCCTCCAACTGGTTCGGGCAAGCCTGGGGCCAGCGGCCGGAAACAAAAGATTTGTACCCTGAAAATTCAATCATCATATGAAGGTCCTCTACAGTATCCATATGTACCCTCCGCACCACAATGCTGGCGCAGAGTTGTACCTGCACAACATGGCCAAATACCTGATTTCGCAGGGTCATAAAGTTCGCGTCCTGCTCCATGAGTCTGAAAGCCATGGCATCAAAAAGGTGTATATCCATGAAGATGTTGAGGTCTACCCGCGCGGTCGCAACCTGGAAGAGCATTTCATCTGGGCCGACCGGGTGATTACGCATCTCGGCTGGGCGAGCTGGACTGTCGGCGTCGCCAGGATATTCCGGAAGCCGGTCTATTTCGTCGCGCACAACACGCATTATTATTCCTGTGTCTCTGAATCGGAGAAACCGGTCAATATCATCTACAATTGCCAAGCCGCAAAGGACATCCTGAAATACCCGCAGCCCAATATCGTTTTACCCCCTCCGGTGGATTATCGGAAATTTGATACCGCGATCAACCCTGAGAAGAACGAATATATCACCCAGATCAACCTAAACGAGAACAAGGGCGGCCACATCTTCTGGGAAATCGCTCGGGCGATGCCGGACAAGAAACTCCTGGCTGTCAAGGGCGCCTATGACGCCCAGATCGTGGAAAGCCTACCGAATGTCGAGGTTATCGATCAGACATCCAATATCTTGGATGTCTACCGGCGCACTCGTCTGCTTCTGGTTCCATCGGAATACGAGAGCTGGGGGATGGTGGCGACGGAAGCAATGTGCAACGGAATCCCGGTGATCTGTACGCCGACCTTTGGCCTGAAGGAGAACTGCGGGGATGCCGGCATCTATATCGGCACTGCGCCCGTGATTCCGGAAGGCATCCCAAAAAGCCTTCCCAAAGTTCTTGATCGTGGGGATATCGGCGCCTGGGTGCGAGAAATCCGGAAAATGGACGCGAAAAAGCATTACCTTCACAGGAGCAAACTCTGCCGGGACCGCTCCCGCGCTCTCGATCCTCTTCCAAAGTATGAATCTCTAGTCGGTTTCTTGTACAACCCAAATGATCCAAAATACTTTTGTTGACGTTGACAAGCAAGAGTCGTATACCGGCCAGGAGCCGGTTACGTTGGCCGAAGCCAAAAAGCATTGTCGGGTAGATTTTACCGATGACGACGATATCCTTACGGACCTCCTCACCGAATGCCGCCAGGTGATTGAAGACTTCTGCCATATATCCCTGGTCCCCAAAACCATTACCCTCACGATCAAGGCGCAGGAGCAACTGCGGTCGATATATGCGCAGCCCTTCCAAGTGCGCGAGCAATTCAATGAATTCGAGCTACCCTATGGACCGACTCCCGCCGTTCTTTCGGTGACGAGCCTCGACTCCGATGGCCTAACGATCACCACCTTGATCCCGAATGCGGATTACTGGATCGCCGGCTCGGCCTATAAGACGATCAAAATCAGCAACAACTTCGACAACAACATCCTGGTTTATTCCGCCGGCTATACGACTATACCCGGGCCTCTGAAACGTGCAATTCTGAACGAGATCGCCTACCGGTATGAGATGCGCGGCGAGCCCTCCAACGTCCGCGCAACGGCTTTCACTGAAGAGGGGGTTTGCCAAGCCGCGCGGATTCTGGCCTTCCCTTATAAACGGTTGACCTCTATATGATCAGCAACACCTACATATCGATAGGGGAGATGCGGCAGTCCGGTTCCCTTCGAAAGAATACCCCCATTGCCAATGACAGCGGCGGCTATGACGACAATTATTCGGACGTGCTGACCTGCCGCGGCAGGCTGCGGCAACAATCGGGATCGAAGAGGCTGGAGAATGGGGAGATCGTCCAGAACAAAGGGTGGGAGTGGATATGCCGGTTTCAGACGGGGATCGCTCTGGATGTTGATTCAATATGGGTGATTGGCGGTCAGATTTACCGGATCATGAACTGGGAGAAGGTTGATCAGCAGCCGCATTGGTATAAA